TAACGCGACCCCAGATATAAACAGTACTGCCAATCTTGGCGTATCGACCAATTTGAGCGTTTTGGGTGTGAGAAGAATTTTCGTCACTCACTCCCAAAACAGGAGTCCAAGTCCCCTCTTCATAATCATCCAGCAGTTCACTTTGTGTACCCGGCGTGGCAGAGCTATCAGCAGTAGCACTAAAGTCAATGCCGCTGCCGCTTGCAAGTACTAAGTTGCCTGCAGCAATGGATAAATTACCTGTGCTGCCAACCGTAACCCGATCGGTTCCGCCCGTAACAACCTTAACCTCATCCGTTCCAAACACCAGGCCGGTATCAGCATCGCCGCCAGTGATGCCCGGTGTTGCAGTTGCGTTATCGCCGTCAATCCGAATAGCCATTAGACGATTACCCAGCGGCTGCCTGAAGGGATTGTAACCGTGGCGCCTGCATCAATTGTAATCGGACCAGCGCTCATTGCGTTTTTATTTGCTGAAATCTCATAGTCAGTATTGACGGTCTGATCGTTTTCAAAGAAAACCTGGTCCGATCCACCGCCTTGAGCGCCACCGCCGACGCTGGACCATGCAGTGCCGTTATGGCCTTCAAACTGCGTAGTGTCAGTGTTGAACCGGATGTAACCGGTCAGGTTGGCAGGCGTTCCACCGTCAGCCGGTCGCTGTAACTCAGTGCCGTGTGGCAATGCAACGGCGTCGGTTGCATTGATGTCCAGCGTGACGGCAGGCGTGCAGTTGATGCCGACACGATCTTCGCTGACATCGACGAAAAGCCGGTCAGTGTCAACGGTCAGATCCTGATCGCCAAAGGCTGCGCTGATCTTGGTGCCCGCAATCGCAGCAGTAGCGCTGACGTCTGCATTGACGATCACCCCTGCAGCAACGCTTGTGGCGATGCTTGCGGTGCTGCTTAAATCGGTGTTGACTGATCCGGTAATATCACCAGTCAGCTCAATGGTTCGCGCTGTAGTGAGGCTGCCGGCAGTGGTGGCCGATCCGGCAGTGGTGGCCGATCCAGCACTGGTTGCTGATGTTGCATTGCCACTAAGCGCTGCGCTGATTGTTCCGGCGCTGAAATTGCCGGAAGCATCACGGGTAACAATTGCGTTAGCAGTGTTGGCATCGGTGGCAGTGGTGGCGCTGTTGCTAACTTTGCCTGCAGTGCTAATCGTGCTGAGCTTTGTATCAGCAATCGCAGCGCTGGCATTGATGTCTGCATTGACGATCGTGCCGTCATGGATCATCGTGCTAGTCACTGTCCCAGTGTCAGCAGTAGTGACAACCGAGGAATCCAGATAGGTAGCGTTAATAGCCGTGCCGTTCCAAACACCACTGGAGATCGTGCCGACGCTCGTCAAGCTTGATCCGGTGACACCAGCGCCGAGGGTGGTTGCGCTAAGAACAGACGTGCCAGCGATGCGATACTCTTTGCCGCTGACGATGTTGACGTGCTCGCTGAACGTCCACGCATCAGTGGCATCGATCCAGTTGATCGTTTTGTCGGTGGTGCCTTTTAGCGTGATGCCGCCGCCGTTTGCTGTTACATCAGTGGGCGTCGCGACTGCGCCCATTTCGATGTTCTTATCTTCAACCACCAGTGTGGTGGTGTCGATGGTGGTTGTCGTTCCGTTGACGGTTAGGTCGCCTTGGATCGTTACGTTGTTATCAAACGTCGCGGCATTTGTAACGTCTAGCGTGCCAGGCACGTCGATGTTGCTGGCCCATTCAACGCCGGTACCTGCTGCGTCAGTTTGCAGCAACTGACGGGCTGCGCCGTCTTGCAGTTTGCTGACCGCAATCTCAGCAGACGCCGAGATCTCTACGTTGGTAATTGAACCGTTGGAAATAGCGTCCGCACCAACGGAGCCTGTCGCTAACTTTGCCGACGTAACAGCATCGTTGGCGATGTCTGCGGTGGCGATCGGATATGCGCTTACGGAAAATCCCGGAATGTAAGCAAGCGAGTTCCAAGCGGTTGAGCCGTCGCCAATCTTTACTTTGTTTGTATCTGTCTCTACGCCAAACTCACCGCTAAGCAGTGTTGGGTTTGCGGATGTCCAGCCAGCAGCTGTGTCACGCCGCTGCTGCATCTGTACTTGTACAGTTGTAGCGGCCATTAACTAGCTCTGCGTAGCATTCAATATAAGTGTAGCTGTCGCGGAATCAGTACCGTTCAAGATAAACGGTGCCGTGCCAGAGAAAACAAACTCGCTGAACGCCGTCTCTGCGGGCAAAATCGCTGGACCGCCATCCAAGATGAAGCTGATGAAGGTTCCTCGCAACAACCGCAGAGATACGGTCACGTTGTAGTGCAACCCTGTGTGTTCTTCTGTAGGAGTTTCGGCGTAGCGATACTCGCTGTCTGACTGCGCAACGGAGACGCCGCCCCAGATGGCCAATGGTGCGGTAAACGATCCGTGCGTTCCGCCAACGTCGTTGTAGTGATCGCGTATCTGCTGAACCTGGGTTTGGTTTAAGCCTCTGTAGGTCAGCTGCAGGTTTTGGCCGTTAATGTAGTTTGAATGCCTAAATCGAATTGGACCAGCGCCGAAAACGCTGTACTCACTAACATTTGCACGCCCTTGGTCGTAAGTTATTGAGTTCGGTACTAACGTCGGAAACGCCACGCTACACCTCGTAAGGCGGTATCAATTGCAATTCTACGGAGACTGTGATTGACCCTGGCTCGTAGGATACTTCAGGCGGACCAGCGTAAATCCATTGGTAGCCGCTAGGAAAACTTAGACCTGACCCTTGTAATACAATGCTCGGTAGGTCAAACGGTTGGAACCTGTTGTTTACACCGTAGTGCTTGAATATCTCGTCTTGTTGCTCAGCCGTGGAGTTGATGAAAGTCATACGGAGTGTATGGTTTACAGCGGCATTGGTACGCCGTACGCTGACTTCATCTCCATTAAGAGTTTGAGCCTGAATTGCTGCGTACGATCCAGGTGTGTATGAACGGCTTTGTGGGTTGTAAGAAGGAAAATCAGACATTAGTAAACACACCCAACTGAGTAATTCCAGGCAGTGCCACCAGTAGGAGCATAGACAGTAACGGTGATGTAAGGATCAGGACTTGTTTTAGTGATGGATACAGTCACGTTCGTACCGCTTACAAAACCTGTGTCGTAACTCGCTGCTCCCGAGATGACAAAACGATCTTGGATTGTGTAGGCCGTCCAGGTGAAGTCGAACGTGCCAAGGCCGGTACCCACGTTAATGACCTTGGTAAAGGTGCCTTGGTTGCCTGCATCACCACCGCCGGGGCAATCAATGATCTCGTCAAATATGTCAACAGTGTCGGAGTCAACGCAAACTCCGTAACCACTTGCGTAAGCCGGATCGGGGCAGCAACCTTCTGCATAAACACGAACACCTGCCTGCTGGGCTGTAGTGCTGACGATGTAAGGCTGTGCAACACCTTGAGCGACCTGTGTTCTTTCGCCTGTGTTGATGTCGATCAAGTACCAGGTGATCCTTGCGTTCGGGCAACCTGGGTTGAAAGTCAGAGTATCGCCAGCCGTTGGCGTTCCGCTGTAGCCCTGAATTGAAGGCGTAATTGGTTCTTCAATAGGATCTGGCGGGTTATTGATGCCGCCGGGATACGACGGTTCTTCTGTTGGATCAGACGATCCATCACCGTTGTCGTAGTTCGGGCTGCTTGGGTCGCTTGGTTGCGGAAGGTTGTAATTCGTATCGCTAGAACTAGGCGCGTTGATAGGTACTGAAGTCGTCGTGCCAACAGTTGTCGTATCAGTAGAGCTGTTCACGTCACAATCAAAAGCGCCTTCACCAATAGAAATCGTTCCAGTTGGACCCGTTGCCGCATTCACTTCGCGGGCAATCTTGCTTCTACCTTGCGAATCAATCGGAAAATGAGTTAGGTCATAAACCAGATAGCTTTCCAGCGTCTTGTCGATCCGTTCAATCTCGTAAACGTAATCATGGAAAGAAACTTCACCAGCAGCGTTCTCACGGCGCAACCTGACCCGAACAATATCGCCAACGACCAGCAGACTGTTGTAGTTCTTCTCGCGGACCTTGATACGCAAATGATGCGTCACATATTTCCGTGTCGCCAGTGCATACGCACCAACCTTTGCTGCGTGGTTTGATGTTGTGCAAAATCCGCTCAGGTCAATCTGTATGTATGGTCCGTTAGCCGCCTCGCCTGTGTAACGGACTTCCGTCGAGCGTACCAGGGAAAAATTGTTGCCCGCTTGTTGCTTCCACAGCACCGTAAAGCAAACAGGTGTTCTGTCTTCGATGGCGATGTATTCGATCTCGAAGCCATCGGGAGTAATGTGGTCTTCGGTGAATGTGTAGGAAGGTGTGATCGTTGTCGTGTCGATCAGATGTGTAGCCGTAACGTAGGGCAAGCGTGGTCTCAAGCCGAACTTGCCGTTGGTTTGCGTCAGGCGCAGCAGGAAGTTATATGAGGTATCTTGAAGCCAATCCTGTAAATTCT